CTGGTAGTATCTTGACGTAGCACGTGCCAGTTTCAGCCCCATAGACCGCCGCGCGTTTCAGCAATTGCATCTTGCGGTTGGCACTCCATACCTCGTCAATGTATTGCTGGACTGGCGCGTCTGATTCACCTGGTAAATCGAATTGCGGCTCTTTGCCGAACAACATCGCAACCGAGCGGTCAACCAGTAAGCCAATGAAGTTGACAACGATAGCGTCATCGGCGGTCTTGATCGGTGCTTTGTGCTGCCCGCGCCGGTACTCGCGCTTGACGCTTGCCGCGCTCGCACGTTGCACAGCCTCACGCCCGATCAGCGGCTCAAGCAGCCAGTTTCTGAAATTATCCATTACACCCATAATGCCTCGCTTTTAATATTCATAAAATGGATTCTTGATAACTTGCACGCGTTCCTGCATCCCACTCCACGCAATTGCCAGGCTCATAACACAGTCATCGTGCATTCCTGAGGGCGCCGAATAACTGAATGACCCGCTTGCGTTGCGCTTGCTCTCGAATGACAGCAGTTCACCCACCAGCACCGGATCATTCAACACACGAATCAGCCCATTTTCAAAGGCTGATTGCAGGTTTTGAATAATTGCCTGCTTTGTCGCTGAAGTCGTGGTAAACGGCACGATATTGAGTCCGCGCGTCACCAGTTCGTCAATAACAGGCCTGCCTATCGAGTTGCTCTCGACCACCATCGAAGTCAGGTGATAGCGGTGGTAGACCGATTCCAACCTGTCAATCAGCACCGGATAATCCACGCGGTTGAAGCGGTCCATACAGACCATCTCTTTCGATTCTGCATCCAGCACGCTCACAACGGTGAAGTCAACGCTCGAAGCCACGTCCACTCCGGCTACGTACTGCCTGCCAGGTTGAGGATCACGAGGTTGAAGAACAGCCGCTTCTTGGACCCGCCTGAACACACCGCCGGAGTCGTCCACAAACTCTGCCAAATACTCCTGCCTGAAGATAAGTTCCGGCAAGTCTCGCTTAGCCGCTTCGATCTCGCTCGCTTCAATGTAAGGGTTGGAACTGGTCGGGAACGTCCACGATTGCCAGCCTTCTTCGCCATTGATGCCGCGTTGGTAGTTTTCCCAAAACCAGTTGCGCCCCTTCGGTGTACTGATAAATAATGCCTTGCCTAACCTGTCTGATAGCGCCGGTCTGATAGCCTCCGTCCACGCCTCTTTTTGCATAAACGCGCATTCGTCCATCACAACGAAGTCCAGCCCTTCACCACGTAAGCTGTCAGGGTTATCCGCCGATCTAACAGCCACAAAACCGCCACCTGGAAGCGTGACCATCCTGTCTGCAAGCCTGACCTCTGCATTCGGGATTTTGCGGGCAATTTGCCGCAATGGTCGCCATCCAACCTCGCTTGTCTTATAACTCGGTGACACCCACCACGCGCGCCCGCCTTTGCTCGCCGCGTCCAGACACTCGTTGACCCCCAGCCGCGTCTTGCCCCATCGCCTGCCTGCCGATAGCACCTTGAAACGTGCATCGCTGTTATGGACTTCGAGTTGCCCTGGATGCGGTTGCGCGTCAATCGTTGTTCTCTTCATCCCACTTGACCATGACCGCGCCCCCATCCGCCCCCGTCACTTCCTGCCGCTCAACGTAGCCTCTGTTTTTAGCTTGCGTTTTCAGGTAGAAGATAATCATTGTCGGATTCAAGTCGTCGATTAGTTTCATCATCCTGCTTTCAACATAATCGGTGCGCTTCTCGCGTATCTCGTCTACCTTTGCCTGAACAGTCGGGTATTCCTTTAGCTTCGTGTACCAGTGCTGGCGGCTGCAATGCAGGATGTCACAAGCCTTCGAGACAAAGCCTTTAGCTTCCTCGATTGCCGCGATCATCTTTTCAGCTGTCAGCCCGTTATTTTTTGCCATACCTGCTCTTTAATAGTGTCAAAGTGTCAACATCACCGGCTCGCCACCCGTCACATCCACCCACCGCTGAATCGCCACAGCCACGTAAGCCGGACTACCGTCCCATGCGAAACGATAATAGGCTCGTCGAGGTTCGCCAGACTCTCACGAATTTGACGCAACGTAAGACCGCGTGCCCGCATTGCTGCGATTGCCTCACGTCTCATCGCAATCACGTCTGCACGTGTTGGCGTATTCTGCTCGCTCAATTGTCAACTCCTATGTGGTCAGATTCAGCCCGTCTTTTTATCTCTCCCGTCTGGAAGTTAAGCGCATAAGCGGGCGTGTTCAAAACGCCGCTGTCAATCAATAATTTGTAATATTCCTCATTCGTGTGCTTGCCTTTCCGCGCCAGCATTGTGAGACCAGAATTAACAATCTCTCGGGTCGTGCCAAGCTCTATCACCATCCGACTCGCAACGTGCTTGAACGGGGATGGCGCGCCAACCAGAACATGGCTTGAATGCTGTCTTAGAATATCGAACCATCGTTTGGTTGTGCTTATGTCGATATACTTGTCAGGGTCGATTGAATGCCGTTCCCGATAAAGTGGCGTGTAGTTCTGATATTGCAGATTGTTGAACTCGAGATGAAGCAGTCGTTTATTAGGCGAACGTGTTACCATCTCGCACAAGTCCAGAATGTATTGTTCCCAGTCGTCCCGACTTTCATATCCCGCAATATGGAACAACTTCAAAGCGACGTTGTCCACATTCATCTTCTGTATCGCTGCGAATAGCTCGTTTCTTGTAATCGGCTTGCCGATCTTCTCTCTCACCCGCTCCGTCGCGAATTCAACGCCCAAGCGCACCAACGCACCTTTAACAGGCTTCTTGATATAGTCGCGAAGTAACATGTCTTTCGTTTTCACGTCTATATCATCCGTATATTCGTTAGCGGAGATCATCAGGTGAATACCACGCTTTCTGGCAGTCGCTATCGCGCTTGAAATGCGCGCGTTAGAGTTAACCTGATGTTTGTGAGTCCATGATGTGAAACAGAACCTGCATTTGTTCTTGCAGCCCACGCCGCCCCAGTAGTAACACTTATTCTTGCTTATCTGCGTAATAGGCACTCTCTCCCAATCTATCCGCTGGCTTGCGAATAACTGTTTGGGAGTGCCAGTGTAAGCGCTGCGATGGTCGGCAATGTCAGCAAGCGTTTTGAGTTCCGCAAACTCGAACACCTCACCAATCCAGACAATATCTGCGAACGTACTTGCAGACCAAAAGTTGAAAGCATAAGAGCCACCCAAGATAATTGGCTTATCTGTCTTTTTCATCAACTGCCTAAGCTGAACCATGTCCAGTGCGTCGCAGGCTGAAAACAATACCGCGTCGCTGTCATCCTCAATATCGGGCGTGACAGAATGCCCATTGGTTAACAGTGTTCTTGCGACGATGTTGTAAGTCTGGAACCTGGTTTTGCTGTCCAGTTGTGGGAAGGCGTATTTCACGGCAGCTCTCCCATAGCGATCAGGCTAAGCAGCTTATCCCTGACATCATCCTCATCTGCCTCTTCAGTGAGCTTGTAGATCGAATGGTCGGGGTCGGGAATGTCGAACATGAGCGCACCTAAGACCACTCTCACCTTATCGCCGTTCATCATTCGACTGCCACCGCCATCGCCTTCACCGTCGAACTCGTCAAAATCGATGTCAGGATGAATCCCCAACTCCTTCTCGCTAAAGCCCCAGTCCAGAAGCTCGCCCAGGTCAAACTCGTTCGCCAGCGCGTCAAAGTCCCATGAGCCGGTGTTCTTATTCAGGCGGATGTTCAGTTCTTCGACTTCCTTGTCGCTCAACTCGCGGTCTGGAATCCAGCATTCAATCTCTTTTACGCCACTCGCTTCCAGCACGTGTTTGCGCTGATGCCCGCCGATGATGGTATGCAAACTATCCGCGTTCACAATCGGCTTGTCTATCATGCCGAATTTGTCAAGCGAAGTTTTGAGTTGCTTGAACTCTTTATCAGAAAGCGAACGCGGATTCTTGTAATAATCCGTCAGCTCGTCAATATTGAATTGTTGCAAAGTCCAGTTTATCTCTGCCAAATCACCCTCGTCTTTACAAGTAAGCGCGACCAAGTCCACAAACACTCACGCCCACCGTAGAAGTCAGTCCGTACCGCCAACCCAGCCCTCGTCGTTGCATCCGTTCATCGCGTCAAGCCGTTCTGTCAACTCTTTCACCTGCTTTTCGAGTTCACGTATTCGACGGTCCTTGCTGTTGACCATCTTGCTCAACTTGTCCACTTGCGCCTGCAAATCAATATTTTCCTGCTGCAAATTCACGATCATTGCTTCCCTGTCTGACAATGCAGAACGCAAGCCTGACACTTGCGCCTCTAAGACATCCACCTTCGCTGCTAACTCATCCGCCCGCTTATTGAGAGCGTTTAGCCTCGTTTCGTATGCGGATGATAGCGTTGCTACACAGTCAGCCTGGATTTTCTTGCGGTTAGCAAGCGCGTTCACAACAGCCGCACCCAAGCCGCCACCGCCCAGCACCGCTGCTACGATTGCGATCCAGACGTTCTCGCTCATCCGTTAGCCTCGTCGTTGACCATCTCGGAAACTTCGTCCAGCGAGTAAGTCGGTTCGTCTTTTTCGAGAGTATTGAACACGGCAATCAGATTGTCTGGCTTGTCGGTTAGATCGTGTAAGAGGTTTGACCCACCCCCTGCAACAATAGCAGTCAGAATTTGACCGATCAACGCATTCGGGATGAACGAAGCAAACAAGTTCACGCCGGTTAACCAAACGAACACGCCTGCCAGAACCCAGGCTGGATATGCCAGCCAGAACTTGTCCCAGCCGTACTTATCAAAAATCGGCGTGACTAACATTGCCACAAGCCGGTTAGCCAGCACCATCATTCCGATCACGATTCCTAAAATTGTTACGTCAAATTCCATTTAGTCAGCCTCCGTGCTTGTGTCTATCTTGATATAAGTGCGTTTCAGTCCTGCAACCACGCAATTTGAATATCGGTTTTGGTTCTACGATGCCCTCGTTTACGTCAATTGAGAGAAAGTGGTTGTTTTTTTCGCAATCAAGTTCCCTCTGATAATCCTGCACCCAGAATTTCAGCCATTCATCCCATTTGGTTTTGTCGCTACCGTAAATTTCAATGCAGCTGGCGCACAGCTGCCGGTTATGTGGGATAGGTTTGCCACAAACACAGTTTCTTATCATTTATGTGCTCCTATAATCTATGGAGTGCCAACAGCGCTTTTGTGTATTTTTGCTAAAATTCGGCTTATTTGGCTGTGATCCAGCCCCACAATCGCCCCAATCTCTTCCTGCGTATGCCCAAACGCATACAATACGGCAATCTTCCTGTCACGCTCGCTCAACGCGGCAAGCAAGCGCTCAAAGTCAATCTTGAGCCCTGCGCTTTCCATATCCTCGCTGTCAAACAAATCATCTATTTCGTACCCTTCAATTTCCATTTACGCCTCCAATGTGATTTTTGCTGTCATCTTATCCTTTCAAACGCAAAACGCCCGTCCCAGCCTGCAATTCTGCAAGTCGAGACGAGCGCAACTTCGTCGATAGCGGTTTAGTTGTTAGAAGGATTATAGCACAAAATAGCTAATAATCAAAACGTTTGCGCCTGTCCTTCACGCGTTGGATCAAATCCGCCAGCGCACGCTCCGAAATTGACCAGTGGATTTCCGTCCCGCAGTCCACGCAAACCCCGCGCAGGACGTTCGTCAACACCGAGTTGATGAGCAGTAGTTCAACGCCTTCGCGCGTCACCATCTGCCCGATATAAGTCCCGCACTTCGGGCATCTCACAGTTCTGTTATTAGTCATAGTCGCTCCTTGTTTTCAGCATCATCACCTCCGCTCGGCATACCGCCGCCCTCGGGTATTCGCCACCACCGCTTGAAGTGCCTGAACGAACGCCCATCAATTGTTTTGCGCTTGCTCACTTTGCGAACCATCACCTTGCCACGGTTATCCTGAACGATTATTGTCTCGCCAACTTTAGGATGCTGGAAATAAAATTTCGTCCCGTGATAATAAATTGACATCTCGTTCACGCGCCTTTCCATGTCGTCAAAATGCATTACCGCTTCAAGCATCTTGCTTTTTTCAATGCGGTCTGGCCCGAGCATATCTCTCCGCAATGTGCTCCTGTTCAGCGCCGACATAAACATGGCGCGCTCACCTGGCGTCAGCCAGTCTTGTTGATTTTCAGCTTCGGTCATCTCTCACCTCATTCTCACTCATCCACGCGCCTAACGCAGCCAAAAGCTCAAGCTTGCTCATTGTTCACCTCCAACGGTAATCTCGATTGTAATTGCGCTTTGGCAATCCGCTTTTCTGCAATCTCGACATACTCCGCCTCCCGCTCAATGCCGATAAACTCACGCCCTTCCAACACGCAAGCAATGCCAGTCGTGCCAGAGCCTGTGAATGGGTCAAGTACCACCCCGCCTGTCGGCGTTTTCGTGAGCCGCACAAGGTAGCGCATCAGTTCGATTGGCTTGACGGTGGGGTGGTGGTTGGTGACTTCCTTTACGCCCCTGTTGTAAGGGTTTCCATCACCGCCATTCATTGACGGTTGATTGACATTCCTGCCTAAATCACGCTGCTTTTCAGGCATCCCCTCCAGCCCAGCGTTGCGTTCGCTTCGGCTGGCTTTAGGTGAATAAAAAAACCGTTGCGCATCATTCGGAAAGCACTCCAGTACCTCGTCCGAGCCATCGTGCACAAAATTTGCAGGGAAGCGACCTTGTGAATTGCCTCCGCCCCGTTTATGTAACGCCTCATATTTAGCCCAACCGTAAACTTGACCATCTGCGTTTGTCGGCTCTTTATCGGTCACAAAATATGCGGCTTCATCCGTCCCCACCCTACCCCCGTCAATCCACAACCCAGCCACGCCCCACTTCAGCGCGTTGTTGACAAACGTGCCGTCAATCGGCTTCATTGCAACGACGATAGGCTCGTGCGCCGGCTTGAGAGCCGTGCCCCAGCCGTGCCAGAGTTGCGCGGCGGGTGTCGCGGGGGCGGTTAGAAAACGCTCGCCTTCATCCGGTAGATTTGAGCCATAACCTAAATTGCTGTTTCGATTTGCTGAGTGTTGGGATTTTCCAACCACTTCCCTTTGCGCACCAGCCTGCTTATCAATCCCCTTGCTGATGTCGTAACTTTTTGGGAATCCGGAGCCGTAGACCCAAGCGATGGTGTCGCGGATTTCAAACCCAGCGTCCTCAATAGCGCAAGCGATGCGGTGATAGGTACGCGTGCCGCCGAACGCAAGCAGAATCGCGCCTGGTTTCAGCACGCGGTAGACGGCCTTCCACGTTTCAGGCTGGAACGCAATGCCGCTTGAATCCCACTTCTTACCCATGAAACCTAACTCGTAAGGCGGGTCAGTGATGCAGGTGTCAACGCTATTCTCTGGCAGGGTTGCCAGAACTTCCAGACAATCCCCTAAATATAACTTTACGTCCGTCATATCCTCTCCTATATCAGCCTCGGCTGTTTCTGCGCTTCTGCAATGCGCTTTTCCGCAATTGCGAAGTAAGTCGGGTCAATCTCAATCCCGATGAAGTTCCTGCCAGTCTGCACGCAAGCCACGCCGGTCGTGCCTGAACCCATGAAGGGGTCAAAAATCGTGTCGCCTTCTTTTGATACTAATGCCATTAACCTTTCGATTAACCGCACTGGTTTTTGAGTCGGGTGTTCCATTTTGTAATGGTTTCCGACTTCATATATTATTGATTTTTCTCGCGCCCCCTTTATCATCATATCCATAACATAGCCGCACCGGTCATATCCCTTTTTTATTCCGCTTGTTGTAATGCTATATTTTTTAACAGCGTCTTTATCGCCAGCGCGATAATCGACATGACCGCTTTTTTCGTATTCTTCTAAATAATCTTGCACAATCCTCAAAGACTCTGGATTATTTAACATGGCATTGAGTCTTTTTACGTCACCAATAATGGCGTCAATATCGTGTCCTTTCGCTGCCATATAGTCAACTCTTGTTTTGTTTATTCTTGCATTTCCCAACCCATATATACTTATGGCTTCATGTTTCCTCAATAGGGGGGTTGTTGGGCTGGTAATATACGCCTTATCCCAAATCACTTCTTCCTTAAACACAAAGCCCATATCCGCAAGCCTTGTATTCCAACGATAAAAACTATCGCCCCTTCCGAAGCTAACGTAAAATCCTGATGGCTTCAAAATCCGCTTCACTTCTGGAAAATAAATATCTTCATCAAACGGACGGTCAAGTTTGTGGTTCAGATATAAATACGGCGGGTCGGTTATCACCGCATCCACGCTCTTGTCCGGCATGGAGCGCATGACTTCTAAACAATCGCCTAAGTGCAATTCAACTTTCATTCTGCCTCCAATGGCACCTTGTACTCTTTTTCACCGTAAGGCTGTCTAAAATCCTTACACCATTCCGGTATGTGATCAACGTCAATTTCTGCATCAATATGAATCGTACAATATGAATTGTGTGACAACTGCAATACAAAATATTTACAAACACCACATGACTTTCTCATTCAGCCCTCCAATGCCTGCCTGATTACTTCAACCGCCTCACCACTTTCGATCATTCCGCGGCTAAACTGCATCACCCGCCAGCCGGCAAGTTGCGCAAGGTTCAGCTTTTCCATGTCGCGCGTCACGCCACGCCCTGAAGTATGCCCGCTCTTTTGCCAAATGCCGCCCTGCACTTCAACAAGCAACCTGTGGTTCGGCTCAGTCCACGCAAAGTCGAAGCGGAACATGCGCCCCTTGATAGCCTGGTATTCACGCACATAACCAGTCAAGCCGAGCGCATCTAACTGGAACGCCAACGTATCTTCAAGATCGGACTTGCTCACTTTACCCTCCCATGAACCTTATCGTGACACGCCTTACAAAGTGTTATGCCGTTTTCAACATCAAACTGTAATTCTGGAAATTCCGCTCTTGGCTTTATATGGTGAGCATGAAGGTTTTTATTACTGCCACATTCAGCACAAACATAGCCACATTTTTCGTGAACTTGCCGTCTCCAATTTCTATGAGCAACTTGCCAACCTTTATCAGCAGATACAATCAAATGCCTCGCTAATCGCTGTTTATAGGTTTTTCGATGAAGTTCGTTATAGCATCGGTCAAACATTTCATAATCCCACAGGTATTTGAAATGATCTCGACCAAAAATTTGTTCTAACTGATATTCCCAAAATTGTCCTTCATAATCCTGTTCATTTGATTGATACCATTCTTTTGGATCGTTTAAACAGAAAAACTCCTCAATTTCCTCATCAGTTAACCCTTTAATAAATTTTGCGGTTCGAGAACGCGTTTCAAACATAGGCTCATTCAGAATAACCCAGCCATATTTACCCATCCTCACCTCCACCCGCAACGCTCATCAGGCACATTAATGCGATACGGTCTCATTCCTCACGCTCCTTATCCGGTGTCCATTCATAGATAATCTTTGCATCCTTCCCACTGTGCAATCGCCACGTTCTACCGTCAAACGATGGCACTAATCCGGCTTCCCACAGTTTAACTGCCGATGAAAAGTCGTGCTCGTAATCGATGGCGAAAAAACTGCTGAAATATGCCCAGACCGAAGCCCCGACCGAATCCCAGACCGAAGCCCAGATCGAATCCCCGACCGAAGCCCAGACCGAATCCCAGACCGACGCCCAGACCGAATCCCAGACCGAAGCCCTGACCAAATACCAGATCGAATCCCCGACCGAATCCCCGACCGAATCCCCGACCGAAGCCCTGACCGAAGCCCAGACCGAAGCCCAGACCTTCAACCAGCCAATTTGTTCATCTGTCACTTGTTCAACCTTCGGCAACCCAAGTGGGTTCACAATCGGCTTGACAATCAGCGGCTCAATCACAGTCTTGAAATCCAATCTC